AGTACATGTTGCGTAAACTTAGGAAATTTAGCAACTACATTACCTACGTTGAAAGTGAAATCGAGCAGTATTTGTTTTTGATCGACACCTAGTTGATTATAGTCTACTTTAAATTTATCTCTTAAATGCTTCTTCAACCTACCCTCAGAGTGGCGAAGATCTTTTAAAAGTAGAGCAGTGGCCTGTGCTTCGGTTAATCCGGACGTGAACTTACCAGACCTGGCCTCGTTACTAGTGAGTTTATGGCCGTACCCTATTGTATTTGTGCCGCCCTCTGCGCTCGAGTAAGGGTAGAATTTATTTTTTTTCCAACCAGACATTACGGAATTTTCGGCGCTCTTTACTTCCTGAATAAAACTAGGATTATATATAGGTGATGGAGATACCTTTAGAGCAGCTTTAGAGGGGGAGGAGAACGTAATACCAGACGCGTCTGCTGTTGTACCGCCAGCAAGCGAAGCTAGGCCTAGTGCACCAGCAGCGATTGCACTCTTTAAATTTTCATCGAGGTAGTAGTATTGTTTAAATGTCTCCATCGACAAATATTTATACAAATACAGCCGGTTATACGAATCTATCTAGGAAGTACTTGGGTAGTTTTGATTTATTACGTATAACCGCATCATATATATTAGCGTCGAGAACATACGTAACGCAATGATCATCCTGATTACGTATACCTCTACCGCATTGTTGTATAAAGTTTGAAAGCATCTTATTAGCATACCATTGCTTATCCTGCTCAAACATCTTTTTTACTCTATCATCCCCGAGTGGTAGGTACGCAGCTTTAATAATAATCTGAAAACGTGCTAGGTCTCCCTTAAGATCGACTCCTAGTCCTAAGGATGGACTTACTAATACTGTTGGTTGATCTGACGCTGTATGCTCTTCTAAGATCTCTTCATTACGGGTCATACCATCTCGGTAAAGAAACCTCGAATCACTCAAACCTCTTTGAAGGTACCCGGTAATGTAATTTGTATGTGTATGTATAATACCTTTATCACCGCTATGATTCTTACAAATCTCCTTTATCTGCTCTACAATCGATGGTAGAGCTTTTTGTAGGTTAGCATGATTGAGCCGATTAGATCTAGATATGTATATAGGTGCTTTAGCTGGGTCGAATGAACTACCTGACTCAACATACTTATACTCCCTAATGCCTAGAGTCTTAGCTAAGTTTTTATGATCAATAACTGTAGCTGACATCAATAAAACCTTTTCAGCATATTTGAAGATATAGGTTGAAAGAGTATCAACTTTGAGCGGAGTAAGTCTGATATTAAACTTATCTTCCACCTGTACAATATATTCACACTTCTGCCAGGTATCGCTAATCAATACTAAAGTACGGTGCAAACTCCTAAGATATTTTAACTTTGATAGCTCATTATTTGAAAGACCTAATTTAATACCATCGGTCAATATATTAATGTGCTCAATAATGGTTGCCTGTACTTCATTTAACCACTTCTTAACAGCAGTATTTTTAGTAGATGCTAGCGGGAATATCTTAACTTTAAATTTTTGCAATCTCTGAATATCAATCGCTACTGAAAATTGCTTTATGATCTCATCCTCTAACTCAGACGCCTCATCGCATATAATATAATTCTTATACTTAACATGATCGGGTAACGCCAAGAACATGTTATAATTTAAAGCTGCGAACTTACTAGTAAGAGCAGCGTTACGGTCATTATGATAGTCACATTTATTAGCCTGTCTGTGAGCATCTAGAATCTTCTTGGGCATTACTACCGACTCTTGTTCAACGTCAATATTCTCATCAATAGTGCTCCTATAATTCGCCTTACCTTTCAATACAGCGGTATCTTCAAATAAATCTTGATATTGGTCTTGTAGAGCCTTGGTGATAGTTAATGCAAATGCACCTGCTGGTAGTGCATTTCTACATTCCTGTTCATATGTATAATTACCGTTAGAATCCATCTTAAAGGCTGCATATGTATTGACCAGCTCAGTAAAGGTATCAGAAAAAGGTGTAGATGCATTCGCAAGAGTTTTTGATATAAAGCTCTTACCGCTGCCGGTAGGTGCACTGCATATGACGAATTTACTCCCGGAGCTAAATGCCTTATCAATTTCTCTGATTATTTCGTCTTGCTGACTACTCGGAGTATATCCCTGTGGGAAATTATTTAAAAGTTTACCTACCATGTAACCAGTATAAGCTACACAACAGATAAAACAAGGCTTGAATCGTAAAATTTATTACAATTAGATTTGTCAAGTACCTTTATACGGTAAAATAGGGTCTTACTAGTACCAGCGAGCTCCGCTAGGTCATATGAGAACTTTAAATTACCAGCGTCTTGCCGTTCCCAGTTATACGGGTAGGGTATTTCATACACGCGTGTTTCATCTTTATGATTCCTTAGCGTAAATATAAAATGAAATTCCTTAAACTTAAATAAAATTAATTTACCTTTTTTAAGGGTCTTTCCATTACTCAGGAGAAATACTACGTCCCTTAGCAGGAAGTCATTCAATTGTGTCTCTATAGCTGCTACCTGTCTCATTTACCCATAAATTGTTGTTTCTGTTCTGTCGTCATAGTATAAACATTAGTGTTAAAATACTCCCAGAACTCATCACGTGGTATACTCTTAATAAGGTTGCAAGTATCCATGTTAACCATTCGCCAATCTTGCATGAAGACGTCCCAAGTTAATACTAGGTTTTTTGGCCCTGGTGCATACTCAGGCAGTCTAGAAGGTGGTTTATAGTTTAATGTGGTACGACCGTTTACACTATTTAAAATAGTCTGATCATTCGTGCAGAGCATCGTACGCACTTCACCAGTTGTACGCTTGATAAATGTTATTTCACAGACATTATTATCTAATAACTGCAATAAACTCTGACGGCTAACTTTTGGCATTACCGTCTTCTATATCTTCTCGTCTCTTGCAAATACCGAACAATCTTTGCTCATTCAAAAACATACCCTTGTTTATTGTACCATAATCAGCGATCTGAATATTTGCAACTGACGCTCCTTTATCATTAGGAAACATAACGATGTCACCTGCTTTTGTATATTTACATTCCGGGCCAGCCAGAATGACCTTAGCTTTACGCCACGTTTTTGTGAGAGTATTAGTGGGTATATAAATACCATCTCTCATAATATTATCACCGGAAGCATCCGGTGCTTCATCAATATACTCAACTAAAATAATATCGTCATATACAAACGATAAAATAAACTCTTTACTTAAATCGAAGTCTCCATCGCTATGAGAGCTCAGATCAATTAGACTTCTTTTTGTTGCTAGGTTGTCAATAGATGCTTCAGCCATATAGACTACTTATAAAGCACTTTCTGTAAGTCAACATTATGTTTGTACTCCCTCTTAGATATAAACTCAGGTAGGATTGGCTCTTCTTCCTTCTTCACTTTATCCTTTTTAATCTTCTTGAGATAGCTAATCTTTTTAAATCTCAAACGAGGCAATAGGTTATATAGATAGTTATATTGATTCTGCTTATCATCAAACAAGCTCCAATACCTATTACTCGACTCGTTAATATAATTAGCCATCTCAGGTGAGTACATACTAGCCCATCGATTGACCATAAACAGGTTAAACTGCGACTCATCGTCGCAGTTCATATCTATTACCTTCTTACTATAGAGTAAGCTATTTAGATACTGAAAAATAGTCATTATAGATTAATCTTAGTAGTAGCGATAAAGATATCATCTACCATACCGTAAAAGGTATCAATAACCCTAGTCATAAACTCTTGAGTCTGCTCCTCATTAAGTTTAGTACTATAAGCAAATGCAGGAGCTTTACTACCAGCATTAATATTAATACCCGTATGCCCAATAGCTACATTATCTTTTGAGTATGTAATACTAACACTACACTTACCAACAGCTTGTAGCTTACCGTCATTTCCTTCAAATTCATCATGAACCATGAGGTCGTCTCCATCTACCTCAATCGGCTTATTGGTTAAACCAGATAGTATACTAGCAATCTGAGTGTTGAGTAAGCGCTGAAACGCTACGGCTCCAAACCTATCTAAGTTTGGAATCTCCCAACAGAAGTTAACTGCATCATCACTATAGATATAGTCACCTTGTAATACATCCTCTTGATCGATCATACCATCAATACTCACGTCCATCGGACATCTAAACGCGATAATATTACCAGTAGGTAACACCTTATTACGAAAATAATCGTAAGCAAATCTTTTATGAATCAACGGACCATCATAAACTTTAATATCTTTAATAATCATATATCTGTATTATAGATTATTAAAGGTCGGTTATCAACTATAAAGTTGATGTTATAGGTGGTTATAGTTGAACTACCCAACTAGTATCAGAAAAGATTTCAGTAGGTTCGCCTAAGCAATCCTTTACTGCATTTAATACTTCAGGCATATAACTGTCATGACCCGCTATATAACCACCTTGCTTAACTTTACCTTTCCAGGTATTAATGTCTTCTACCACCGCACTATAGGTATGATCTGCATCAATATATACAAAGTCTAGAGAATGATCCTCGTACGACTTAGCAGCCTCGGCGCCTGGTAACTTGACTTTTGTAATATTAGGGTAATCGACTAAGATCTTATCAAACATTTTTTCAGCTTCCTTTACCTCTTGCCACGACCAGGGGTCAACACAATCTAATTTACCACAGTGAAGAGCGATTGCCCTACTACTCACTCCGGAGAAGCATCCATGCTCAACACCATGGTCACCCTTCTTAATATATTTTTTGCATAGATCTATGAGACCGGCAACATTGTTTGAAATAGCGTTTAATTCCATCCAGTATATTCTTGGTGTCTCGAGTAACTGGTCTATTTTTGTCTTGTAGCTCATCGTAAGTAATTATAAGTCGAAAGGTATTTATCAACACTTTGTTGACTGGTTGATTTGTTAAATACTTCCACAGCATATAAACCATCCGCACCATATACTGCAACACTCCACCGCGTATCACCAATTATAGGTTTTTTAACCATAAAGGAGCCACTATCAATATGGTTGAGTGCAAAATTACCAGCATCAAGCCGATGCGTACCATCTTTATTATCTTGCTTCCAGCAAATAATATCAGACGTATATTCTTTTACGCTTGACCAGAGATCTGGATGTAAGATAGTATCATCATCAAGCATCATAACGTAACCGTCACTTATTAATGAGAGGGCGTAGTTGCGCTGCGCATTTCCTGAAATGCTTTCATCTTGCTGATGAGCATAGAATTCTGCATTACTAGGTAATTCTATATCAGGTAGGGTAGGTGCGTCGAAGACTACAATCCAACGATAATTTTCCGATGGTATGTTAATACTTTCAGCTATGGCAGCTAGATTTTCAGGCCTAGAGCAAGGTGTTACTAGATTAATTAGCATCGCATTATCTACTTAGTATTGTTCTATAGGCAGATCAATGTAGTAAGTGTTTGTAGTTTTTCTCGATGTAGAGTTCCGGTACAAGATAATCATCAACTCTATTAAAGTTGTCTTCAATTGCTTCGAGCTTGCTGCTATATACATCTTCGTTAAGATAGTTAATTACACTTTCAACACTTTTAAAATCATCTATAAAGATAATACCGTCAGGATTAAAGAACTCCGTAATTGACCGAGTACCCCAGTATACTGGAATAGTTTTTGTAGCGAAACAATCGAGTATTTTTTCAGTAAAATATCCATCCTGTATACAGTTTTCGATAGCAAAAGAATATCTAAAATCTCTTAGGCCTGTGCCTTTATCAATTAATCGATTACCTGTTATAGTACCGAATGTATCTATTACACCACTGAAGTGATTGTATATAGAGTGTCTGAGCTTATGACCAACAGCTTCTTTTTTATGGGACGCTATCATAGATACTAATCTATTCTTTACCGGGCTGTCTTTCTCTACCCAGTATGTACCATATGGCTGGAATAAACCATTATCAATTTGTGATATAATATCTCCATCGAATGTTAATACATTATCAAATTTATGGTAGTTCTCTAAAATCCAGGTATATATACCCGGGTCAATACCTATAGGTTCGAGTAGCCACGCGACCTTCTTAGAGTCATTATATATATCATCGTCGACGTATTGTAAATGCTTATCAGTAAAGAATACGTGATTGCTTGTTATAGCATCGCCCGTATACCAAGAGAAATTAACACCAGGTATATCTATAATATTTCTGCCAGAAAAATTAGTATCTATTAACGATATTTTTTTCTTTACTTCCATTTTTCTTCAAATATTTTTTTAGCTCCAGTCGTTTGCTTTATTCTTTCCTCCTCGTTAAAGAGGTCGTGACTTTGCTCTACAGCATGGAAAACTGAAGCACTGCCTATTAGGGCATGCCTTAATTTATTAGCCTTCAACGACATAGCATAATCATCATCCGCATACCAAAACGAAAACTTTTCATCAAAATTACCTATAGTATTCAAGGTTGATCTTGTTGTTAGTATACTATAACCAGCGACGTTGTACCTTATCTTATAACCTTCGTAGATACCACGCTCACTATGTAATTTAGGTGTTATATTATTATCCCACGGACTTACAGAGTCATACGTTTCTAGATGCTTGTATAGAATTTTTAGCGTATCTTTTTCATAAAAAACATCATTGTTAGTTATGAGTATGGCATCGTTTTTGCATTCCTCCAACCCTATGTTTACAAATTTATTATAGTTAAAATCTTCATCAGGAAATATCAAGGTATTAATTTTTAACATTTCTTTAAATTTTTTATCTCTTAATTTAGTATTACTTTCAACTACAATAATATTAGGCTTAATATCATTACTATCCTTTAAACTGTTAATACACTTCTCTAATAGACTGTAATATTTTACATTTGCAGTATTAGAGAGAATTATAATATCTACTACAGGTTCCATGTCTTGATATACTCTTTTATTTCTTTATGACTCATTGAAGTAATTTTATAGTATTCAGCTTCATTATCTAGATAGTATGCATGAGCGTTTCTCGGCGCCTTGTCGTCATCATGTGGTAGATGAAATAGATATGGATTTTTAGTATTTACAGATAGTACATTTTTTTTCAGTAAACAAGCCCTCTTAACTATCTCCGTATCTTCATATCCCCAATTTTTAAAGTTTGGATTATACCCTCCAATATCCTTAAAACATTGCTTGTTCATTATTAAGCAACCTCCTACTGCCTTTGTATTTGCTACATTATAATTATCATTGCTATTATTAAGCTCCGGCTTAAAGTCTTCAGGTAAGAAAGCTAATAATTTTTCGTATGTTAATTTGTCTAACTCTCCCTTAGCTTTAAAAGTTAGATAGATGGCAACACCATTGTAACCTACAATAACGCTATTATCCTCCTGTGCTAAGGTAAGAGATTTGTGTATTGAATCGCTCGATACAAAAGTATCACAATCTAAAAAGCAAAGAATATTATGTTTAGCTTTTTTTGCACCTTCATTATACATACGAGTTTTATGAAAAAAAGTCTCAGTATCTTTTTGTAAAATTAAAATAAACTCACTTTCAGGTACAAGATGAGAGTAGTATTTTTTTGCGAACTCTAAATTAGATTTACGCTCTTCATTATCCTCTTTGTATGGTACTATAAATGATATCATTTTACTTTTTCGTATATAAAAGTTTTAAGTTTTTCATTTACATCGTATTGATGTAAAACGTATGATTCATAATTGTTTAATGAAATATAATTCTCTTTTAAGGTAAAATCAGTTTCAGTATTATGAGCTAAATTATATACTTTATTATCCTCCCTTACTTCGAAAATATCTGGTTGCTCGTAAACTAACTTATTCATAGCGGGTTGATCTATTATGAGATAATTGCCGCAAAACCCTAAAGCTCTTACCACCTCGGTACACATTTTATCTAATAAAGTATTTATGTTTTTTCTCTTACCGTAAAAAGTGCCGCTATTTATGATATTGTTATTTTTAATATTATCATAAACCTCAGAACCAAAGCATGTATTAATCCATGTAGAGTTTGTAGGGCAAGTTTCTATTTTTTTAAGCTCACTATGAACAGTAACTTTATTATCATTTATGAGTTTGAAAATATCTCTCTGAAAATATACATCAGTAAAATCGCAAATAAATACATTATCGCTATCAGTATACCTCTTACAATATAAAGTATAAAAAATTACTTTTAAAGTATATGGCGATAGAGTAAGATCAATATTATGTTTTATACTCAGCTCTCTCCCGTCAACATACTTACCTTTATTATCCTCAATATATTTGATAGTCTCTCTATCCAAATCGACACCGATGACTGTTAAAGCACCGGAAGTATTTTTTGCGCTTTGAACTATAGTCTTAATACCGTCATTGAGTTTATAGTTCGTACCAAATGTCAGTATTTCATTTTTCATTTTTTAATTTTATTAGAGACTCTTTAACATCATGATCAGTAACCATAGGCGGCGCGTTAGGGTAATGACCATGCTTTTTAAGATAAATTTCTCTACCACCATACACATTTTTCTTCCATTGCTCACTATCGCCTGCAATAGAGGAATTGTCTATTGCGTCAGGAGCCTCAGAGAGATAGTTGTGACTATCATATAGGTCAGCGAAATACCAGAAGGGTGGGTGATGCCCGGCTTTAATAATTCTGTATGTATGGTCGACGTGTTCCCATGCATTATAGAAATCCTCATCAATATAACCTACCTCGTCAAGCACCTCTCTTGTAAAGAAAGAGAACATAGCTACAGTATGTTCAAATAGTGATACTTTTATATCGTTACCATAATCAACAACTTTACGTGGTTTAGGTTCTGAGTGCTGATCTAATTCATGTCTATTATGGAGATCAAATTGTATATTTTGCTTTCGGTTGAATGGTGACCCTGGACCATAGTTAAAATGGTGGATACCTGATGCTTTATATGCTTCTATGTATTTTTCAAATACATTATTATCCAATATTAGCATATCGTCTTCTAATAAGAAGATATAATCGCACCCCTCGTCAAAGAGATATTTGAGGATTTTATTTTTTGACTTACCTACTCCTAAGTTTTTTTCATTCTTTATTACTTTAAATTGAGGATAGCTAACATCAACATCACCGTCATTAACTATTACCTTTACATCCACCTTTTCAAGATCTATACTTTCAATACAGTTTGTAAGAAACTCAGGACGATTGCATGTTACTATTCCTAATCCTATCTTTGACATTATATATATTTTATGATAAATAATTAATATGGCAAGCACAGACGTTAGTATCAATCAATTACCAGAGACCAGTCAAGTCGTAAGTGGTGATTTCATTATCCTCCAGACACCTAATGCGACTAATAGGTTAAATTTTAGCAACTTCGTTGTAGGTTTAGAAAATACTACGTTCGGTAGTACTATCGAACTACATACAACTCAGATCGCAGAGCTCTCCGCAGCGTTAAATCCGTAAAAGTGATTTAGGCTGAGAGCTTAAGCTTTGGGATTATATAGACTGTTAATCTCATCGATTTCTTTATCACCTAGCGTATCTTTAATTAGCTGCTTCTGATCTGCGAGATCCTTCTCAAACACTTTAGCATTTTGTTGATCATCGATTAATGCTTTCATTGCAGCTGCTTCTTCGTTATCACCAACAGATTGATTATTAGGGTCGACGATATCAGGCTCCGGGGCACATTCCCACCCGCCGACAAGATCACCGGTCTCATCGATATATTGCTTAATCATGGCGATTCTAACAGGCCTGTCTCCGAATACTTCAATCCAACCCGGCGCATCTTCTTTTGGAAAGAATGGATTGAGGCCGTTGTTTTCAATATGCTGAGCTCCTATCATTTTAAATAGGTTGTCAATTTCTTTAATGTATGTAGGATCTACTTCACGTACACCATCCGCAACCGGAGTAATAGGAGCTGCTTTAGTAATAGGTGTAAAGAATATAATATCCAACTGCTTTAAACTCTCACAGACGAGTGGTATGCATTTATCGATAAATTCCTTATCAATATCACCTACACCTTTCTCAAAACACCAAAGAGAGTAAACCAAATTATCAATAGGGCATCTATCCATAATAACATTATCGCCAGGGTCGAAGGTCTGCATCTCATCAATCATATGATTGAGAATCCTCCATTGTGTCTCTTTAGTAGCTTCTTTACTGTGAGGTAACTTCTCACTAGTAAGTACGTCACGGTACGTCTGACTTTCAGTTTTATACATGGGCCATTCTTCTAGGAAGTCCTTAATTAATGTTGATTTCCCTTGACAACCCGTACCGCTAATAGCTAATCTCATACATATATTTTATAATAAGAATTTGCATTTTCAAGGTCTTAAGTTATAATAATAATATGATCCATTTTGACGAAGCATCTCATACGTATACAGATACAGAGACTGGTAAGCAGTTAATATCAGTAACAACTCTGCTCGGTAAATACAAACCTAAGTTTGATGCAATAGGTAACGCAACTCGAGTTGCAAAGCGT